TAACGTGACCTTACCTGGTTTATGGTGCATAGCAGTTTGGCCAGGGCCTTTACCTACACCCATAAAATTATTAGATCCTATCTGCAGATCTTCAAATAATGTATCATTTTTCTTTTTTTCTGAATCCATGTTCATAAATACTTATACAGATTGTATAAATAATTAAAGATATGAATTCATTCCGGAACAGATTTTTAGGTTTGCTAAATGAAGCACCAGAAGACACTATTGTTGCACCTGAAACAGGTGCAGAACAAGCAGCAGTTGCTGATACTATGGATCAACCAGAAGCTGCAGAACAGTTGACTATTCCTGACAATCCAGAGATTGCTCTGAAGCAACAACAAACACAACGCACCATACAAACACTAACTACATGGATTGGTGAGGTTGAGAATTTTATTGACTATTTAAACGGTACAGATGAAGGTTCAATAAATTTTGCTTTAAACTCTGCAGATTGTGATAGTCTCATGACTGATATACAACGCAGTGAGAGTAAAAAAATCTCTAGATTGGCCCAAGATCTATCCAGCTTAGGGGAATCTCTCAAGCAATATCTACTATTGGCTAGGCGCAAAGAGGCAAACTCTGATTCTATCTAATCTGTTTGAGTTTTATTATACCCTTGATACCGCAGTATGTATTTTCTAGAATGTACTGTTCTGAGATCTGATCTATTTTGAAGTGTATACACATGTCGTTCACATCTTTGAATTTTCGACCCACATCCCGCGGCCATATAAACACACACTGATCGTCCTTGAGTAATGTTTCTGTTTTTATTCTGCTGGTTTGGTCATTCCATTGACTGTCTAGCACCCATACTTTTTGTGTCAAAAACAATCTATCTAGTTGGTTAGTTTGTGCTGCTGTTAATGAATTTTTACTACGTTCTTGTATACCAGCCACAGCAACAGAGTTTTTAATGAAGAAAGAATCGATCGGACCTTCAGTTATGAAAACATTATCTGCACCGGAATCAATATTATCGTAATTAAAGAGTGTTTTTTCACTATTTGTTTTTGATAGATATTTTGGTGTGTTGTCATCTACTAATTTTCTAGACTGGTAGAATACAACATTACCGGATTTATCGTAAAATGGTATTGTTAATCTGTTCTTATGTGTATAATCGCTCAAGCTTACAAACAGTGATTTTGGTTTGTTAGCAGCTTTATTCAATCGACGACTTAGTATGACGTCAACTGCTTTTAACACCATGTCATTATTCTTATAATATGTTAATTGTGTTTTATCAAAAATGTTTATACTGTCCTTAGGTAGATCCTCTGTGTTGGTTTTTATCTGTGTTTCATTTATTCTCTCGATGCCATACTCATAATCACATTCCTCAATCTGTCGCATCAATTCGCGAAAGGGTATCTTCTCAACTTCCATGATCCAATCTACATGCGAACTGTACCAACCGCAATTATGACAGCAAATCACTTCATTTTTTGGTATATAATATAACCGGCTTTTTCTTCCCCAGCTCTTGCCCTCTCTACACACAGGGCATCCACCTGTATATGTATTTGTAGATTTTGCATATTTAGGGTAACCAGCATGCTGGTAGAATTTTTGAACTACAAACTCTTCTGGTACTATCATTACCTTAAGATAGTTTATATCTCATGAAACGGCAAGTTATTTTTTATCTTCAACCTTCACAATACCCTTCATTACAAACCTACCAGAGTCTGGGCAAATCCAATGTGCTTCTGTGTATATCTTTTGCCTGTCCTCTCTTGTACGTATCTGTGGTCGAATTGGCGAACCACTAAATGGTGAGGAGATTATTTTTGGTTGTACTAAAGGTACGTTACTCATGATATTATTTAGACAGACCGAGGGAATTTACAATGTTTTCCAATGTTCTGGTTGTATTTGTTTCAGTGAAGCGTTCTTTCCACATGTATGAATCTGCTATTATCTTATTGAAATTACGACTCTTGCACAAATCTATAAACTTGTCAAAATCCGGAGCCGTTTGTTTGTGTTTATTGTATTGCTCTTGATACAACTCAACATCATCAGGGTGTTGTTTTAATCCATACTCCAAATCGATCATCTTCAAATTGAAATAGTAAGGCTTGATCTTTTCTGATCCTAATTTTTCTTCTAGTAGCTGATCAGTTTCGCATTGCTCTAAAAGTTTAGCAGCGGTCTTTTTACCGCACCTCTCAACACCTGGTAAGTTGTCTGATTTATCACCTATCAATGATTTGTATCTTAAAAATTGTTCACGAGGCACACCCACCACCTCTTCGAAATTTTCATTCGTTATGATTATATCTTTTATGGGACTATACACAGAAGTTTTTTCATCAACAAGCTGCAGCATATCCTGATCAACACTAACAATCATTTTGTTACCTTTGGTTTCTTTGGACATCCAGGAGATTACATCGTCTGCCTCGAGTATACCTGGGTACATGTTCTTAACACCTAGTGCTGATAGTATCTCGGTTGTTTCATCCTCAAAACTAAACACACGTTCATTCTTAGCAGTGTCTCTATTGCCTTTATAATCAGCTTGCTTAGCTTGTCTCCTGTAGTTCTTGACACCACGTATCAATCTCTTATCCCATACAGAGTATATGTTATTACATTCAAATTTATCGGCGTATTTCTTGACACTTGTCAAGAAGATATACACCGGGCTAATTTTTCTTTGACCGCTTTCTGTTATCCACACCACTCGGTGTAGTAGATTGCTTGAGTCTATTAATATTTTGTTTGGCTTTTGATTCATTATATTGTGCGCAGCAGATTTCATATACATTATGTGGTAGCTTCTCAATATAGTCAACTATTTTTTCTTGTATGCCTTTGTTGAATTTCTCTTTGGGTACTTCTACTGGTTCATTATCCGGTAAGCATAAAAAATTGTAATTTTTATCATCTTGACCAATATACACAAAAAAATTTCCCTTGTAGCTACCTTCCCTGATAGCATAAATCCTTCTACGCATTTTGTCTCTATTGAACCAATTTATCATTTGAAGCAATCTTGTTCATGCACCGGTAAAGACTGTCGACAGTATTTGGTAATCTCAAGTTCATGTCAGTTATTTTTTTATCGGACAAGACACAGTTAGACCTCTTGGTATCTGTTCTCTCATACAATTGTTCTAATGAGATAGTTTTCCAGTTGGGGTTGCTTAAACCTTTCTGTTTCAACATCTGTATAATCTCTCCTGTAGTGACTGGCTGTGGGTTTACAACATTGTATATACCGTACGGATGGGATTTACCCGAGTCTAATATATCGGTGGAAAAATACAATACAAATCCGCACAGATCCTCGAGGTTCGTGAGCGAATTTTTCATATCTATCACATTGTCGTATTTTAACAACTTGGTCAAAATACTTCTCGGTGATGATGTATCGCAAAATGGCATGCGAATACGAAATATATATGTTGGTGTATCCTAGCATCATCTCACATGCATGTTTGGTCTTACTATACCAACTGCTCTCTGAATTATGCAAACCGAAATTAGGTTCATCATCTTCAGTATAATTTTTATCATAGCCTGTGTATATACAACCGCTAGATATGTGTATCATTGGTACTATCAGATCTTTGCATACCTTTTGTATATTAACTGGTACTACTACGTTGTAATACCAAGTATCAGGTATATTATGTTCACATGCATCTACGTTGGGTCTCCCGGTGTAACCGCATGTATTTATAACTAACCGGATCGGTTCTTTTTGTCCTTTGATGTAATTTTTAAGTACGTGCCGATTAGTGTAGTCGAGCTCTTGTCTGCTCAAGTGTATGACATCAAAACACCGGTATAAGCATTTATATAGTGACATGCCTACATACCCTTTTCCCAAAATAATTACTCTCATCAAATTTGTGGTGGTAGTAGGTTTGTAGGGTCCCTAGGATCTGAATATTTTGATAAGAATTTTTGGACTAATGTTCCAAGAGAGTCGGAATCTTTTGGAGTGGATGCATTTATTATACTCACCGGGTCACCAGATACTGTGTATCCCAACAATATGAAACAACCTAAATGCTCTTCTATAAATGAATTGATAGTCGATATCTGTTTCTGTGATAAATTTCTTTTTTTTGCATATTCATCTAGATTGGACTGTATTGCCTTCTGTATCTTCTCTTTGAACATATCATCAACCTTTTCCGGAGATGGTTCTTTTTTCTTTCTCACCGGTTTTCGTTTTGGTTTTTTCGAATCGTCAGATTCGTTATCCTTATCATGTGTCATTTGCATGCTTCTTGCTGTACTTTGTACTGTCACCTAATATTCCCCGCTCGGTCAATAGATTTATTAACACCTCCATACTGCTTGTTTTGAGAACTAAATTTCGCTGAAATCTTAAACCACTGTCATTGATTTCAAATTCCGGTAGACCTCCAAAGTCGTCACGATTCACCACGCATGTTATGAAGATGGATTCATCACTAGGATTTATCATTAACGTCCATTTCCTGGGATCACTTAACGCGTAGCTCTTCATTATGTCCCAGACAATATATCCATTGTCCTTTAATCTCTTCTTGAAATATGACAGTGTGTGTATCTTGTTCTTCATTAATGTTATTTACACTTGAGTTGGCACATAACAACTTTAACCTACAAATCCTGATGACACTACCATTATTGTGGTTGTTTTTGTTTTTATGGTGAATAAAAATACATTGAGTTCTGGATTGACGCTAACCTTCAAGTTATCAAATCTAATAGAACTGATAATCCGGATTGTTTCAAAACTCAACGCTAGGTCAGTCTTTAACGGATCACCTGTGTACTGGTCACTTATTGTTTGTGTGAAACAATCAACGTTGTGTCTTTGCTTGTCCGTCAAACTGGCCAACACTTTGCCTTGCTCTGTCGAAAAATATATCTTGTTAGTATCTGTTGTGAATGTGCTACCCTTAACTAGTTGGTTGATCACACCCGGGGGCATGTTGAACGTGAAGTTGAAGTCTATCTTTTTGATCTTTTCGATGTCTACAGCAGGCGGATCGATTATACCGTCTTCAAGTAAATGAAATTTGAAACCTACGTTACTTGACTTGTATTCGATATTGTTATTGTTGAACTTTAAATCGATATCATCTTGATCTATACATGACATCACTTTGATCAATCTGTTGATGTCCGGAACATTTAAATATAGAGTTTCCGGTACTTCATTTTGTTGATCCACAATACAGTTGACAATCAATGTACCATCGCTGCTCGAGCAGAGTGATGTTATGTTTTCATTACGTATCTTTATTACAGTATTTTCAGTCAGTTTACTTATAGGTGACAGAAAATTATTAACAAAGTCGTTTTTATTTTGTATTTTTATTTGTACCATCTAGTTTAATTGTAATTGTTTTTACTTGTTTTGCAAGTTCGGAATATACAATATCTACAATATCATCTGGGTCCTTGAATGTTCCCTTGATGTTCACTGTGTTGATGGTGTATGTGATACCACGTTTAAACTTGAATTGTTTTTTAAAAACACGTTGCTCGAGCTTTGACAACCTCTCCTCAATTTCATCAGCGACTGCAACATTACTTACTTGCTGCTGCAAAACCGGTGCAGGTATTTGTGTGACTTGAGGCTTCAGTGTTTCTCGCGAGTTGTTTGGTGCCGGAGATAGAGTTTCTGTGTTGTTACTATCAGATACAAACATGTTCTTGAGTGTTTCTGTTGGATTTATTTTTAACGCTTTGTTATTACCCTCACTACCGACATTTTGTTTGTCGATCTCTTTCAATGAACCTGAAACATTTCCCAATAGAGCTGCCACAGCATGTATATCGCTCCTGGCTAGAGCGTTAGTGTCAGATTCGTGATTTCGATTCGCGTAAGGGTTATCTTCTGTTTGTGTATCAGACATCGTCCAAACCGGCTAGCAGTTGGTTGATCTTGTCATCCTCAAGAGGTTCATCTTCTGATGCTTCTTTAGATGGTGTATCGAAACTCATGGGTACATCCTCATCCAGCTCAGGATCTGGACTAGATTTATTAGTTGTTTCATTAATGATGTTCTCGGTTGTACTCTCCTCACTTCCTGGGTCAATACAATGAAAATGTTCATCTAGCATTAGCTTTAACTCATCGTAAGATTTAGTACGGAAGGTTTCATCAAGCTTGAACGCGTTGTCATATATCTCTTTAACTCTTGACTCTGTCAATCCAGGAATTGCGCCAGGGATTAAAAATTTACTGGAAACATAAGTCGGGTAATCTCCTTGACGTTCACAACGCACACGAAATGTACATCCGTTCTCACTCAAATCAAATATTTTCTCACCAAATTGACCGGCATCTTCGCCATCAATTGCTTCCATTATGATCTTGTGTAATTGTTTTCCATAGCGTAAAATTTTTACAGTGTCATTGTTTTCCGGATCCGATGGATCATTGATCACATATGCGTTGACTAACCAATTCTCACGACGATAGATCGCTTCTGCCTTCGCTTTCTCTTCTGCACTACCTCCTCTATACACTTTGAGTCTATGCTCTGCAATTGGATCCCGATCACCCCAAGTTGTCGGACTCACAGCTGTCACGTATTGACCGGTAGAGAAACTGGTCCAACCATGGCTGTAATAGTGATAAAATGTTTTACTTGGATCTTCAATATTGGGTAACAGTCTGATCTCGTATGAATTACCGGGCTTGGTTCTCAGTATATCTGCAGTCCTGTTAGAGGAACCTTCTTTAGTTAGAGCATCTTTGATGCTCGCGAACATGGATTTTGTGAATGTACTCATTTTCTTTATTATAGTTTGTGTTTATGTTTAGTTCAACTTTTTTTTATTTTTAAATAATATGTCGTGGAATTGTTTTGGTGTTAATTTTTTGTTTATTTTTTTCTGTATATACAAACGGTATGTTTGGTATTGCTTCATGAGCGTATAATGCTTGAGATCGTATTGTATTTTCTCAGGATATATTTTATATGGAGCTTCAAACCATTCATTTATGTTTATATTATCGTATCTCATGAACAATTTTGCAAGTTTTTTTATGAAATAATATTCTGGTTTGTCTTCGAAGTCTTTCCACTCTTTTCTCAACTTAAACGGTTTGTTCTGATTCGATCTCGTGGTGGCTAACCATGCATTATATATTTGTTTCTCCAACCCGGTCATTATAACACAATATTGTTATCCTGTAAGTAATTTCTTATGTACTTTGAACGGTGTAGTGTTGAATCATAGTTTAAAAAGCATTTGAACACGTCATAATCCGACTCTACATCACACAGCTGCTTGAACAACTCCCTAAGTTCAGGTTCTTTCATCATACATAAGAATATATTTGGTAAATTCATTTTTTTATTCTTTATTATACACACATATGCACAAAAGCTCAAGAATATATGTGCGTATTCATTCTCATACGCATTGTGTAACGGGTCGGTTTTAGCTACTGCATCTTTTATATTCAGATTCATGTAGGTTGTAACATTTTTGTTATTGTTAGTACTTGTTCTGTTATCTTTCCACCGGAAGAGTCGACGTGACCACCTCCTTCAGCTAGAACTTTGGCTAAATTTCCTAGATGCACATCAGCAGCAGTTTCTTTGTTCTTCCGGAAGCTCACGCGCTTTGTATTTAGATTCATCACCATACATATATCACAATCGTGTCTGTTTATCACGTGATGGGCGACTTCGTTTAAGCTCTCACTGCAGGTTGTAGCATATAAATTATATTTCTTACCCTTGATTGGTAGTTGTCCTCTAAATATTTGCAGTTCTGATATTATACGCTTCACTTTTTTGTTGTTCAGATGTATAATATTCAAATGGTTTTGGGTGAATCCATTGAACCCGGAACCAAAATCTCTTTCAAATTGCTCCAATCGGTTACCAATATAATTCCACAACACTACGTTTAGATTGTATGAGTCTTTCAGTTTGTGTTGATAACTGTCATAATCATCCACCAACAAAACCAACAATTTTTGTTCGTCAGTCAATATTCTATCCGGATATTTCGCGCGGAGAAGATCATATATCAATCGACAGCAAGATGTGTGCTTTTTGACAAGTACTGTAGCATGTTTATACTTGTCAATATTATCAACGTGTGTATCGTGATGATCTATGATGGTTATGTTCGGCTTATCAACTATATCTAGATTGTCCTGCGACACATCAAGATCCATGATGTATATCTTATCATATTTTTCCGGGTTGTTTTTAGAACACCAGTTTAGGAATGTCTTCCGGAAATTTGATTGTGAACAAATTTCAGCCTGCATGTTCAATTTTGTCAGCCATTTGAATGTGACATATGACCCCGCTCCATCTAAATCACAATCTGTAAACACCATTATTTTTTTCATCTCAATTGTTGATTATTTAACCGCTCACACGGTATTAATCAACTGGATAACAAGTCCAGTGCATTCATTGTGTCGGTCATGTCAATACTACGCACTTGTTCTGCAGCTTCGCACAAAGACAGCGTGTCATAATTGATCTCCATCACGACACTACCAAAGTTTTCCCCAAACCGGTTTTTCATGACACCAAGCTTGAGTACACCTAGCTCTATATCCTCTTCTTCTCTCCAAATACTAAATATAGCATCAGCAGTTGCCGCCAACCCGTAACTTTCTCCAACCGTGTCCAACCCGGGGTTTACTTCACTGTAACCCGCTCTGTTCAACTGTGTTGCTGTTATAACGGGACATTCAAACACATATGATAACGCTCTAAGTTCTTCGGTTGTATATTTTATGCGTTCATAAGAGTTTGTACCTTGATCACTCTTGAGCAAGTTGACGTAATCAACAACAATCGCGTCCGGTTTTATGCCCTTGTCAACTAATTTTTTAATGTAACCTTTGATATGCTTACAGCTGACTGTACTTGGTGGGAATTCTTTTACAATTATACGTGATTTAGACTTGGAATTTTTATATTGCTTCACGGCGTCCCGGATATCATCAGTACGTGAATGTAAATCTCGAATTGGTATTTGTGTCAAATTGGTAGTTATCCTTTTTGCATAAACTAACTCGCTCATCTCGAGACTTATCAGCAACACCGTCTTGCCTTGATCTGCAATGTTCTTGGCTATGTTGCCTAAGAATATACTCTTCCCGATGTTAGTTTCGCCAGCGAATACGTATATTGCTCTACCATTTTCCAAGAAACCTCCATCCATCTTTTTGTCAAGCCAAGGCCAACCGCATGATATAGTGTCATCAACAGTTACTAAATCATCGATATGTCGATCTATCTCATTCACATAATCTAAACCTATATCTGTCTCGAGTGTTATGCCGCATGCCTTTTCAAACCGATTCAATATATCACTAGTGTCAACATCAACTTGATTGGCCTGGTCTGCTACCTGCAACAAAGTGTTGAATACAGCTTTTTCTTTCAAGAATTTTTCTGTATTTTGATACAACTCATCTTTGTTAAAGCTGCTTGTGAAGTTCTCAAATTTAGCGACTACCTTCTTAAAATTTTCTTTGAGTTCTGGTGTAGTTAAGTAACTTTTTATCTCAGTCAATGTTGGTGCAGCACTTCTTTTGAGGTAATACTCACGGACTATACCTACAATTTCCGAGATGTTCTTATCCTCGAAGAATTTTTGATCCAGATGGTCGATGATACTAGCCAGATATGGCTCATCAGTTAACATGTTGTACATGATCACTGTCTCATAAAATTCATGATCTAATTTAGGTTGCATATTCTGTTATAAATTGTTTTTGAGATTGTTTGAATGTTTTATCCTCTAGTGAAGACAATCCAGGGCTCATGTGTGTGGTGTATATTGGGTATGTTCCTAGTTTTAATTTTTTTGCATTGGCGTCTAAACATGATGCTATATCATAGTGATGAAAGTCGTAGTTTTCGTTGAACCTCCAACCTGTTTTGAGTGCGGTTCTCAGATTTACCGCGAGAAACAAACCATCTAATATCAAGCATCTCGAAGGCCATGGCCCAAAACTTGTTGTCATGAGCTGCTTTGATCCATTTACTGGATGAGCCACTGCACCAGTCCATGACTCTCTGCGAGACATCAAATGCCACAGTGCAGGTTCCGCAACTTTCACTTCTTTTGATCCTGCCAAACCAGTTATATCATATTTGAGATCGTTCATCGCTGTGTATAGCTTTCCTCTGAGTTTCAGATCATCAATAAATATATCATCATGCGCGAACAACACAATATCATGATCGATTAAATTGTCAGAAACTAACTGCTTGTTGTAACATTTGGACAATCCTGTTGTGTTGTTGGAGTTCACAACAATTCTCACATCGTCTTTCAACTCAGCTAATGATTGCACCAGCTGGCTCTTATCACCATCATCCTTTGAACATGTAACTACAAGTATCTTTTTCATAGAAAAAATGAACTGTTGGTGTTGAATTGACCGCACTTGGCTAGTCCTTCGCTGGTGACACAATACACTATCCCTTCATCTAGTTCTTGTTCGCATATTTCCGGGACTGGAACACTACTAAAATCACCAGTTTCTACATTTCCGAACAACGTACTACCGCTACGTACCAGAAACGTATCACCGGATAATTTACTGTGTATCCAGCAGCTGAAAATACCTTTGAGTTCCCCACATACACGTTCAATTGCTAACACATCCGGAGTTTTTGTTTCGTGGCCTGTATCGAGTGATTCTCCATTCATTAACTCATTAAACTCTAACTGAAATGACATTAATATTGGAATGATGGAACTGTCAACTGGATTGTCGTGTACTTTCAAGTATTTCTCGATCATCTCACCAACATTTTCAAGAACCCCGTTGTGTGCCACAACATAATGCAAGCTGTTGAATGGATGGCTTGTGACTGGACTGAAATCTCGACTGGAGCTTGTTGGTGCTTGTGTGTGACCTAAGAATGAATCATAATCCTTACTGAACGCATAATCTCCTGTGAGATCCACAACACCCTCGCGTTTTCGTATATGTGTTTCTTTTATATATCCAGGGTTTCTCGTGGGTCTTAAATACATGCTTCCGTATGAGAATGTACCACGCTGTTTGTTTTGAAAATACATTTTTTCGTATCTTCTGAAATTATGACTACCAAAAATACCACACATATTATAATTCTATACAATCTACTATTATATCTCCTTGCTTCAACAAGGCAACTCCTGTGGTAATTCTGTATAGTTCATTAAACACAACTCTCTTGATCCCACATTGTATGATCAACTTGGCACAATCCAGGCATGGACTCAACGTGACATACATCGTGGAGTTTTTACTGCTGATCGTACTCATGGCTAACTTAGTTATAGCATTACTTTCCGCATGCAATACCTCAGGCTTTGTGATCATTTTATCACCTCCGTTCATTTGTTCTGACACAGTGTTGAGCTGCTCGCATGTGTTATCAAATCCCCGAGGAGTTCCATTGAACCCGTCACTTATTATCATACGATCCCTCACAACCAAACAACCAACCTTCATCCTCTTCGCACGGCTCAGTTGAGCCCACTGTTTAGCCATTTTAAGATATGTACGGTCAATCTCTAATGATCGGCTTTGCATTATATTTGTTCCAAGGTATGTCCCTATCATACTCAATCGGATCAATATAACCGGCATCCAAAAACCCTTGTATTCTGGAACTGCATGCAGGGCATTCTCCGCATGCTCGAGAACCTCCGTTGTAACACGTCCAGGTTGAACCGAAATCTACTCCGAGTTTCACTCCATCTTGTATGATCTCACGCTTTGATTTTTTTATAAGTGGTGCCTCTATATTGACACGATCTCGTCTGTTCAATGCATTGACGTTATTTATAGCATTGATAAATTCTATCGAGCCATCCCAATAGCCTGCTTGGCTATCCACTAATGCGGAACCATGATACACTGTGTCAGCTCCTAATGATTCAGCATATGCGGTGCAGATTGATAACATCATCATGTTTCTATTGGGTACATAGTTGACTGTTTGTGGATCACCCAATACATCACGTGTTTTTGCAACGTCTATATCATCATTAGTCAGAGAGCTTGTGGTTACAATGTCTCGGAAAAATGTTATATCTATAACCTTGTGTGATTTGACGGATAATTCAGAACATGTGTCAATCGCACGCTTTACTTCCGCAGCGTAGTGTCTTTGCCCGTAATTGAATGTAACGGCATGTATTTCCTGGTTTCTAGCCGCGGCTTTATGTAGAATCACTGTAGAATCGAGACCACCACTAATTGGTACAACACATTTACTCATTAATCTATTATAATATATTTGTTTCTTTAGTTCAACTACAATAAATAAACATATGAACAAGTACCGGAAAGACCACACCAATCTCTATGAAGCTTTTAATAAGGTTCAAGAAAAGCAACAGCTGCTCAATGAATTGCATCAATTACAAAACACTCTGAACGAAAAAGGAGGGTGGTTAGATAAAACACTATCAAAAAGTCCGATAATGAACAAACTGGCTGGTGGTGTATCCGCCAGAGCGCAGCAGCGAGTTGGATCCAAAGGTGATGTCAAGTTGATGCAACAGAAATTCAATCAAACACTAGGCGGACTTGGTAAGGATGTTGATGCCGAGCAATTTAAAGGATGGTTGAAGCAAAACACCGGAGTGGATGCTAACAGTTTACCAGAAATTCAACAACTCTCCGGGAGAATACCTAACAAACAGATCATGAAAATGATGCCCAAGCTTGTTGATGACATGAGAGCCATAAAAATGAGTGGCACAACAGCTCAGGCACAAGTTGAACCTCAAGACCCAAATTCGA